CACTGCACCAGTAGTAGTACTGGAAGAATCTTCAATAGAACTAAAAACACCTTTGGTTGCGCCAATATTACCCACATTGGCGTTGCCACTCACGCTTAAAATACCGCTCACTGAGTTGATGTTGCCAAAAGTGGCATTGGCAGTGATGACTGAATTTGTAGCACCAATATTACCCACATTGATGTTGCCAGTGATGCTTACTGCTCCAGTAAACACTGCATTGTTGGCGCCAATATTACCCACGTTGGCATTGCCTGTCACATTCAGGATACCACTCACTGAGTTAATATTACCAAAAGTTCCGTTAGCAGTAACCACTGAATTCGTAGCACCAATGTTGCCCACGTTGGCATTGCCTGTCACATTCAGGATACCACTCACTGAGTTAATATTACCAAAAGTTCCGTTAGCAGTGATGACTGAATTTGTGGCGCCAATATTACCCACGTTGGCATTACCGGTCACTGATATTGCATTTGAAACACTAATATTATTTGCAGTAATGTTACCACTGGTTTGAATATTACCACTTGATGCAGTGATATTGGCATTACCTACCGTAAGGCCATATTCTATTGTGAAATTTTGTAAAGGCACTGAACGTCTCCTATTGATTAATCTTATTTATATTCAAACCATTAAATTTTTCATTAGATCTTAGTTGAAAATATCTTCACACTATTGTTAGCAGTAATACCTGTTGCCCGTAACCGTACATTTCCTGAACTAATATCAGCATCTAAATTGATTAATTTGACATTGTTTTTCACACTGGCATACACTGTGAGATAAGCATTGATCTTATCGTTTACTAAAAATGCTTCCATGCTATGGTAGTCGGAACCATTTACTGCTTGCACGATATATTTTGCTGTGGTATAGGCATTGATGTTAAATTCATCCAGCGTTGTTGCAACATTTCCCACGGTCAACATTGCAGAACTGGATATGATAGTGGGAGTCGTGACACTGACTGAAAAATTTCCATTGATGGTGCTGGCCAATTGAACTCCGTCAACAAACAAATTACCAGCATTGGCTGTCAGTTCTGTGCCACCCAAGTCAATGGAATTTCCAGAAACATACACCGTGCCGAATCTAGCAGTGGGGGATCCAATGTCTATCAAACCATTGCTAGTGGGCAAGATTTTGTTACTGACGACCAGATTTCCGCCCAAATTCAGATTGCCGCCCACGCCCACGCCACCAGTAACCACCAATGCGCCACTCACAGTGTTGCTACTAACAGTGGTATTGGAAATGGTAATTGCTCGGTTTGTGGTGTTTCCTGCTGTGGTGATTAATTGAAGATCTTCACCACCTATCCCATAACTTAAATTAGCCCAATCTTTAATCCCGTCGCCAATTTTCACTTTACGGGTATCAGTTTCTAATCCCAGTTCACCTGGAGCCAGAGTAGGATTCGCACTAGTCCATTCACTAGCTGTTCCTCTTCTAAACTGAAACTGAATATATGGCATTAAATTGCTCCGATATTTTATTTATTTAAATGACACCACCGCAGTCAAATGCTGGACCACCAACATAACTAATACCAGGGTTACCACCGTCGAAATTAATACTTCCTGCGATACCTGCAGGACCCTGGGGTCCTTGTGGGCCTTGAGTGCCCACACCAATTAAACCCTGATTGCCCTGGTTACCCTGAGCGCCCTGGGCACCTTGTGCTCCAGTGGATCCAGTATTACCTTGAAAACCTCTGTCGCCCTGGTGTCCTTGAGCACCCTGTACTCCAGTGAGGCCCTGTGAACCCTGAATTCCCTGAAATCCCTGATATCCTCTGCTGCCTTGGTTTCCAGTGAGGCCCTGTGACCCTTGCTTTCCTTGAAACCCTTGAACTCCCGAAAATCCCTGCGGTCCTTGAGATCCCTGAGCACCCGTGGTTCCTTGATTGCCCTGACTCCCCTGAGTGCCTGCTAGTCCCTGTGAACCCTGAGCTCCTGATGGCCCCTGTGAACCCTGAGCGCCCTGTGGGCCTGATCCACCAGTGGTTAGGGAGACCCAGAAACTGTTATAGTAAATTCCAAGCTGTGCATTGGTGGGGTTATACCACAAGTCACCAGCAACTGCTGCCGGCGCTGTGTTGCTAATTTTTACCGGAACCACGTTGGCTGTCGCAGTCCCAGTTACAACATCCACGGTAATGTTGTTACCAAAGTTTAGTACACTGGCAGTTCCCACTGTGGTACCGTCATCTTTGATGACCAGGGCTCCGCCGCCCCCTCCACCCAGTATTGGTATACCACCAGGGGTGACTCCGTCACTTAGTCTGAGTTCGCCAGTGTCTATATCAAAAAACAGATTTCCAATCTCACCAACGTGTTGGTTGATTGGTCCATTAACCAAACCTGCTTTGATTTTGCGAAATGCCATGGTGTTTCCCTAACCAGTATTTAGTGCAATGTTTACTGATTATGATTCCAGGGCTGACATTTTCCTAACGCACAAGGCGTTATACCACCAGTGTATTTTTTTGCAATCACTGCCCATTTTTCACAAAGTCTCTGTATTTTTCCTCGATCTAATCCTTCAGTGATTGCTTTTCCCAGTACTAAATGTCCACACTGACCACAGAATGATATCTGTTCCGTTATTGACTTTCGTTGTTCTAAAATAGCTGATTCTTTACGTGATTGACTTTCATGATATTTTTCATAATGCTGCCGTGCTGCATGCAGATCCAGGATTTGTGTGCTGTTTTCTTTGACATTTTCGGTGTTTTCCAGACTTTGTTTAACCACATCCAGATGCTGCTGCAATGGTGGTGCCCAGCGAGCGTCACCATCTTCTATTTTCTGCACAGTTTCAGCTTCAGCATCTGATGTTTTTGCGCTGAGACCGCCCAGCTTTTTAGCGATAGCACTGCGCAGATCCAGCTCGTCGTCACCAGACTCAAAGTCACCGTGTATAACTATTTCAAAATCTTTGAATCGCATGTGTTTATTTATCCAAACTTCTACCAAGTGGCTGAATCAAACGCTACTCTCTTCCAGATATCATTAACGCCATTGGTATAAGAAGCAATGCAATAATAAAAGTACTGAGAATTGGCCGCCCAAAATCCCACTCTGTCAGTTGCTGTGCCTTTGGATGTTGCAGGCACTGCTACACGGTTGGATACTAGGTTTCCGCCCGCTGTGGTGCCGTCGTGTATTCTCAGCATCCAATTGCTTGTATCCACAGTGAGTTCTCTGGCTGCACCTGTGAAAGCATTATTTTGTGCTGCTGTTCCACCCCTTAATTGTAAACGTTTTGCCATATTATAATGCTCCTAAATCTCTGATCTCGTCCACCAGTTCAGGCACGCTACCCATGTCGAGATTTTCACCCAGTTCATATTCGTCACCGCTGACTCGATAGCCCAATTTTAACTCCACTGGAATGGCTACACTATAATTATCGTCAGCATAGGCCATGACGTCATCAGTTCCGTTGTTGTATTTAACAAGCAAATGATAATATCCCACTGGTACTGGGTTTATCACACTGGCTGGAATTTCTAGTTCTGCCACCCCGTTGGCAGGAGTCACGTTGGTGATGTTAAAGCTGCTTACGAAATCCCGCTGGGGAGTGCGCACTAGTTCAGCATAAAATGTTAAACCAGTGATATTCACTGCCTTCTGGTCAGCATTTTTTACCAGTATTTTTAGGCGATTGTTAATACCTTTGTAGATCACAATGGGCTTTGTAAACACAGTCCTGTCCTCCAATATCAATGTCTGGTCAGGAGATATTTGCAGAGATAGAATTTGATCATATAAATATAACCTGAGTGTTTGCATACCACTTATTTATCCAAAGCATGAGTAATATCTTTCAGCGTTTAACAGAGAAATATCCATTTATCAGCGTGATCAGTTATGGTAACGAGGAGTACATCGGTATCATACAAAACCGCGATGCTTTTGTGACAAATTTCTATGATTTGAATTCCATCAAAGACACTGATGCTCGCCATCAGTTTTTGGAACTGGGCGAGCAATGGTGGTGGGAATCCAACAGAACTATACCTATTAATATTTTCCTCAAGCATGAATGGGAAGTTTACAAGTCATGCTTGAGGATTTTCAACACCAAGGATGTGGTTTTAATGCACGGCCCAGCCGTGAGTTTAGCAGAACTAGCTCAAAGAAAAACCAAAAGACGTAGCATTACACTGATTAGAAAACCCAATCACTGACCTTGTTCAATCAGTAGATTCATATGCACTACTACAAGATGTGCGTAACTTGTGGCATGGCTACGTTTATACGCATAGCTACCATCGGTGGGCTTGTCCCAAATAGTTTTTGAGATTTCAGACCATTTGCTGTTGGCCAGATGCCTCTTGGCAGGTCTGATCAGTGCTAAAAACATCGACATTCGAGCTATTGAATCCAGTGGCTCTTTGAGTTTACGATACAGATCCCAGTGATTGCCGATGTGTACAACCTGGGTGAAAAAATCATGATCTTCTAGCTTTTTCCAGTCAGGTGCGGTATTCAGCAACTGCTGAAGATGTTGAGGATTTTTCACCTGCTGATACACGCTGACGTTTAGAAAATCCAGCTTTACATAACCCAGATCTTCTGCGGTTTCATAATCTAATCCGCAAATGCCCAGTACTGAATCCACTGGAGCTTCTGTAACATACACCCCAGTGTTGTGTTTAACCAACTGTCCATCTCGCCACTGGCTGGCTGGAACATGCTGAATCAGAGCCAGAGCTTGATCCCTATTGGCAAAATCCATATCAATGTCGCTAGTAAATTTCTTTTGCATCAGTCTTCAGTATATAGTACATGTGACATTTTAGTAAAAGATCTCTCATACCCAAATCAGTTTGAGCCAACCGATTCATCTGATCCAGATCACGACGACTCAAATGCGTGATTGGATCCTTTTTTGTATACAGCAACCCAATGGGTTTGGGTGTGATGTCGCTCATTAAAAACCCGCCTGTTCCAGTGTGTTTTGTATTTCTGCAGTAGCCGAATTCTGTAAAAGTTTTTTGCCCCAATATTCTGGGTCTATCCAGCGATAGATCAAGTCCAGTTGCTCTGGTTTCAATGCTGTTAACCAGGTTTGCCCTGATTGTGTACCCAGAACAAACCAAGCAGTGACTCTGCCGCGATCCAGATCTGCCATAATACGACTGTGATTGGCATAAAGGAAATAATGAGCCGGATGACTATTTGCTTCATTTGCCCAGTCTGATGCAGTTTCAATACTGCGTTTCACAGCATCCCAGGCATCTTCGTTGCGAGTCCAATGTATCAAAAAATCTGTGTATACACGATCACTGGCCCATTGATCCAGCTTGATGTTTTTTTGTATCACATAATTTATAAAACCACCGGTGTTCACACATTTAACGTCCAACATATATTGTGAAAACCTCACAAATGCTGAATAATAGTTGCTGTTAGCAAACTGTTCCCAGGTTTTGAGTTTGTGACTGGGTTGGCAATGCTGATAGAACCGACGATAGACTTCCAAAGCCAGTTGCACGCTTACTGTGTTTCTGTCCTGCCAGCGTCGTTTGGGTTCACACAAATGTGATGTGAGTGTGCTTTCTCGAGCAAAATGTTTACTGCAATGTTCACAAAGGTATGCCATACTTTATGCTTTGGGCAGCTCATCTCCGTGATCCAGGATCCATTGCTCTATGGCTGGGATTCCATTAATCAGGATCCAGAGATCAATCTCTTCGTCGCTGAGGTTGGGTTTCTTTTCTCGAACCATCTTTGTGAGTTTTTTCTGGTAGGCATCGGTATTCTTGCTATCTTTTTTAGTATTGTGCCAATAATGTCGTTGTGTGCCCATACCAGGACTCACTGTGGTACAGGATAACCACTGTAACTCAGGGTGTTTGCTAAGATCAAAGAAATGTTTGTTAACGTTTTCGTTAGTGGCCATCAGATAGTATGCTTGAAGATCTGGATGCCCGCTTACACTGGCAGAGTACCTCAGCATTAGGTAGGTACTGAATTTCTTGCGTTCCTGATCATCCAGGCTCTGATAAAATTTTCTTTCTTTGTGATCCAGTGCTGCTAACTCAGTGTTTAGATCCAGCTTGCTCATTGGTATACCTCTTTATAAGATTAAATATATCTAGTACATATTGTCATTGTACTAGATCTCACGCAACAGGTCAAAGGCAGTAGCGGCATATTTCCACTCACATGCACGAAGATCAAATGCTTTGAACCAGTGCTTCTTTCTGTAAACAAATTTCAAAAAAATCCATCGACCGTTGATTTTTTTGGGGTACCAACAAAACCATCTGACCCAGGGTTCACGAGAATTTTTTTGATCTATTATATTCAGTATAAAGCCAGTGGTTGTGAATCTCGTATACCCCATTCGATCACCAAGCCTTGGAGTATCTGATAATTTCACAATTACGACTGATGTCTTTGACAAAGTAAACACACGGAGGCTTTACGCCACGAGTCAGTGGCACACACAAAAGCTGTCCGTTCTTGAGCTTGGGAAAATACCAACGGTTATCAGTGAACACGTCCACAATTTCCACTGGAGAGAATTCTGGTCGAAAGCTGCTGAGTGGATTGAATGTGAAGGCTTTAAACCCTCGGTCATTGATACTGGTTAAGGGCACCACTTCCAGATCACCATGGTCGGGTTCCCCAATCAGCATCTGCCAATCCAAGGGCATAGTCAACTGATGCTGACCAATCTTGAGCACCAGTGCTGGAGTAACAAAACTCTCCAGAAAAATCAGCGGAGTAAAGTAGTAGTCAGCCTCGGATGGATCGCTATTATCAAACACACAGAATCTAAGATCATCTACCTCGTCGGGTAGATCGTTGATATCATAGCTGAGATTTTCGTTAGTAAGAATTCTCATAATTGTTTCTTATAGTATAACACAAACTCTAGTAAGACTAAAATTCCTTTTCGTTTCCTATCATTTTTAGTAGTTCAAAATCAGCAGGGTCTGACAGATAAGTCCAACTCCACCATTGGACGCCGTCTCTGTCTGGTTCGCCCAGACTACCTCGTCGCCAAACTGTTTCCAGCCACACCCGTTGTGTGCGTTTGGTTTCGCTGTTCACTATTCGGACAGGACGCCAAGCCAGCCAGCGGTGCCAATTGCTCAGTCTTGCAATATACTCTTCTTTGGTTTCTATGTTCCAACGCATTTTGTTATCTCAGTAAATCTGTTTTAGTAATTCAAAGTCAGTGGTGTATTCCCACCTATATTTACAAAAGGTTCTCCAAGGGAAATGGTCATTTGCTCTTCTATAAACTGGTTCAAACCAAACCCACTGTTCATAGTCCTCAGTTTTCTTTATGCTAACTGGATGCCACGCCCACCACTTGTGCCACTGTCGCTTTTGTTCATATTGCAGAATTTTCTTCTTTCTTTTAGCTTCTTCAGATACTATGCTCCAAGTCATCGTTGCCAGTCCACCTTTTCGATAGTAAACGGATACTCAGCTTCAGAATAAAAGGATTTACGCTTGGTTAGATGCCGCTTGCTGAACTTCATTGTGCTGGTAATGTCCCAGATCTGCACCATGTCTTTGTCCTGAGCTTTTCTGAGTCCTCTGCCAATACTCTGGATGGTTCGCACAAAACTCTTGCCGGGTTCAATCAGCACCACATTAAACAACCGTGGGATGTCAATACCTACTGCTGCGACACCGTATGTAGCCACTGTGATTTTGTTGTCACTGACTGCCATCTGATCGTACTGTGCTTTGCGATCTTTCAGTTTGTCTTTGCCGCTGATAAACACTGCATCAGGCAATGTGGCACAAATGTGATTGCCTGCACTGAGTCTGTCCACTAATACCAGGGTGTTGCCGCTTTGTGCTATGTCAGCAATCATCTTGGAAATATGTGCCATGCGATCAGCATTATCCACAAGATACTTGAGTTCGCTCTGGTAATCACGATACTCACCGTGATCCACTAGTTGTCGAATATTCACATGGCACTGACTCAGTATTCCCTTTTCCTGAAGTTCCACCGCGGCTAACCGGCTGATCACTGGACCCACTGCTACTAGCAAGCTGAACCACTCATATTCGTCTTTGGGAATGGTCCCAGTGAGTCCCCAACGAATAGGAATCCTGGACAGTGGCCCTGTGAGCAATTCAGTTAACGCCTCAGCTTTGGCTTGGTGACATTCGTCCACTATGACTGCCACAACACCCTGAATAAAATCCTGTATGGTCATTAAGCCGGATGCTTCAGCACCAATCTGATTTCGAGCGTTTTTCATCAGATTGTTCAGGCTCTGCCAAGTGCAGATTGTGTGAGCATGGCCAAATTCTTTTCGATCACCAAACCATACTCCCACATCCAGCCCCAACAACTGATAATCTCTTTCTGTTTGCACCACCAGGCTCTTGTTGGGCACAATCACAATTGTACGCCCGTATGATTCACATCTCTGACTCAGAGCTGCTGTGATCAGTGTCTTACCTGCGCCTGTGGCGACCTCTTGCAAGCTCTGTGGATTACCTAAAAATTGGTTAATAACCTTTTGCTGATGTTCCCTGATTGTGATTGGTTGTCCTGCTGCTGGATGTCCTTGAGGCCAAACAGCACTTGCAAATGAATCAGCTTCCACTGGTTCAAACTCGAAGTGAGTTTGATACTGACGCTGATCATCAAGCTCAATATCATAACCAGCTTGCTCAATCATGGGTAAAATCTGGTCCAGCAGATTCAGATAGCTAGTCCCTCCCAGATTGAAGAACGCTTTTTTTCCATCCCATCGTCCCAAGCGAACCGCTGGCAAGTACCTGGCATGTGGAATATCTTTTTTAAACCGCGCAGTGAGTTTTTTTCTGATGTCTAATTCCAGACCCTCAAACTTCACATTCACTTCATCGCTGATTTTTATGATACATTTCATATGTTGTGATTAGTCTTTTACTAGTATTAGTCTTACGGGCTTTTTTTGATTGGTTAGTTCGTATAATTTCAAGTGATGTTCTCCGATGGAATTATACTGACTACTGAGATTCACCAATATCCAAGCGGGGTTCTCAGGAACCTTTTGTATATTTTTCGTGTGTACTATGTCATGTCCAACCTGTGCTTCCAGTGTTTTGCAGAACTGAAAATATTTACCCGACCAACAGTGTGATATCGAAACAACTGGCCAGCGATCCACTGCTTTGATCAGGTTGGCCAAACTATCCACCTGCGTTAGGTCCAATTTGGGAGCATGGTCAAACAGTATCTGAATTTCATCATTACCAAGCCAAGTTCTCAACACGGATTTAGCTGAGTTTCCAAAAGTCAATCCCAGTGAACTCAACCCAAATGCCTGGGCCACCAGGGAATCTTCGGCTTGCACTAGCTGTGAACATAGTTCCTGCAAAGAGCTAGTCATATTTTCAAACACCCATTCGCCGTTTAGATAAACCACAGTGGGCACTTTGTATACCTGCGCCCCACGCAGAAGACTCATGGTGTATTCATCCAGATGATAATCTGACCGTTTGTTTAGATGCTTCATCAAAGCGACGGACTGTTCACCAGGAGACAGAGTCCAATGATTAGACTCTCTATCGTATTCCAGAGTTGGAAAAAAATCCGCTCTATCCTTTACTGCATACAGGAAATTCACAACAGGCTTCGAATAGGGCTGCCGAATCTGAAACTGATTTTTCTCAGTATCATATTCTATGCTCCTGGTCGACGGCACTTCTGGTCTAGGAGGTTTGGCCCAGATGGGCTGAATCAACTCCTCTACTGGCCAATTTAGAGCTTTGAGCAAGAGTAGATATTTGCTCACAATCTTCTGTACCAGTATCTGTTGTTTGCGGGTCAGCGGAGGGTATTCATAGTTCCCCCAACTGCGTGACTTTATATCCGCAAGGATCTTCTGATCAGAGATACTGAGCATCGGAATCTGATATTTTTTAATGGTTGTTGTGAAGTGGGTGTTCAACAGCAAATCCACCGTCTTCTCCATAGTAACTACGTCATCTTCGAATCCAGTAATGTGTAGCATGATTAACGAGAAGACTGTTGTATTTGTTTGATTAGACTGGATTTTTCAGCTTCAGTCAAAGTAACTCCTGGGGGCATCTTGCCAGACTGAACTCGGCTGATTGCTTCGGCCTGCTTGGTGGCCAGCACGGCTGGGTCCTTGAACCCATCATGGCACTTGAAGCAACTGGCGAGCTGATACCCTTTGGGTTCAGAATTTTGATTTGAGCCAGTGACTCTGAGTGCGGTTCCCATCACCACTAAAAAAGAAACTGTGATAAAAAGAGTAGGTTTAAGCATAATTTATTGTAGCAGTTTTTCGTCTATATTGCAAGAGTTCCAGTTGGAAAAAAGGAGTATAGCGTCCCAAACTGAACCGGCACTTAAAGGTCCCACCACATCTCCCTGGTCAGCATCATAGATCAACAGTACTTGGTTTTGATTCCACACGGCAAAATTTTCACCGTGCCCTATCACTATCACTGGTTCTCCTGTTTGGCTAAACGCCAAACCCAATCTGAGATTCTGGTCCATGCAAGTATTTATAAAAAATGGGCTAGGGTTAAAACCCTAGCCCATCACTTCCATCCGCTCCTATCAGAGCCTGCTTACCGCATGCAGGTCTCGCGGGCCAGCATCTGCCACCGGCTGCTGATCTTGGCCAGGTCCGCAATCTTGATCGCCATGCGCAAGCTCAGTTCACGCAACCGGTCCTGATTCTCGTACATGAAGTCCACAACTTCGTTGGCCTTCTTCTCGTTCAGCCCGTACTGTTCCAGCATCTTGCCGCTGGTGATCACGTGGCGGATCCAGATCAGGCACTCACGAACACTGTTCATCTTGAGGTCCAGGAAGTGGCAGCGGCTCTGCAGGGCGCTCAAGTGCGCGGTGCGCTTGGAGTTGCGCTGACTGTCCAGCTTCTGGTTGGTGATGAAAATCACAGTGCCTTTGAAGTCGAAGCTGTTGGGAACGCCCTCACGTTGCAGCATCTTGCTGTCCGAACCCCAATACACCCGACGGCTCTTGCCGCTGTCCAGCGCCGCTTTGAGCACATTCAGGCTCTCTTCGTCTTCCAGGATGCTATCACAGTCATCAAAAACCAGCACATGACCCGGGTCACTGTGGGTGTACAGTTTGCAGTACAAGGAAATCGGAGTCATGAAACCTTTGACCACTTCGTACTTGGGAGGAAGACCAGCAATTTCAGTGAACAAGTTGGCTTTCTCCAGTTCAGAAGTAACACCATGGCTCTTGCCAACTCCAGGAGGGCCCTGCACAATCAGCGCCCGAATGTCACCACCAATAGCTGCACGGCTCATCTCATCCAGGATTTCAAATCGGTCCTTCAAACGGGTCAGGATTTCCTCGTCCGTCTCTTCAATTACCGGAGCAGCAGTTTCATCAGCGCAAACCGAAGACGCAACTCCTGGGTTCAGGATTTCCATGTTGTTGACGCGAACGCGGACCTTGCCACGATTCCAACGAGTGCCATTAACCACAATGTAACCACCTTCTTGGCGGCAATCTTCAAACATGGTAAAAACGGAATTGTGAACCTGTTCACCCTTGTAGTCGCCGTCAATAACCCGAACTTGAATCTTGTTCTTCATTGTGTGCTCTGTGTGTCCTTTTGTGTTGTGTTTTCTACTACTCTTTTAGTCTAGCAAGCGGTTAGCTTGTCGTCAACCAAAATGCAAAAATTTTAAGTTGTTTGTTTTCAACAACCTAGCGCCATTGGCTGCTATTGAGGATTTCGTCAGCCGTAAACTGACCACCCATGCGATCCGGGTTAGCCGCCCAACGTGCTTCATTTAGCAATTGCAAGCGAGATTCAAGCTCTTTTTGTTGTGAACGGGTTGACTCTACCAGTTGAATCACTTGGTCCAAAGCGTCAGAAATCAGCTGCTCATCTGGGTCACCCGCACGATTCAAAAAGTCCGCCAACAGCGTTTCAATTTTTTCGAGTTGTTCAAACTCTTTTTTGCTCATGTTTCTATTGTAGCAGGTCAGCTGATCAAAATCAATCAAGTTCGTCTGTATAGTGCGAGGGGAATTTTAGTACAAAAAAGATATATTTGTCCTGATCCAATACCTGGATATATGGGCCCGGAAACTCAGCTTGTTCCAACCAATGGACACCCCAATTGTCATTGAGCCACTGCTGAAATTGATCTAGATTCCAGACTGGATTGATTTTTTCGATCTCTCGTTGAGCATAACATAAACGGTGTAAATCTTCGCTGTATTGATCTTCGTCCATGTTTATATACTAGCAAATGATCAGCAGTGTGTCAACTATTTTCAGTTCAGTACTGATCTGGGTATTTTAACAAAAAGAAAATGTATTTGTCTTCATCAATTATGCTGATAGTAAATTCACCAAACAAATCACCTGGTAAATATTCTACACCCCATACTGCTTGTAACCACGCTTGGAAAAGGTTAAGGTCCCATTTTTGCATTTGGCAAAATTCTTTTTCAGCATAGCAGAGTCGAACAAGCTCGTCACTTTTTTGTAAGGATTCACGTTTCATTATACCCACCTTAGCGCAAACAAAGTTGCCTGCTCAGGATTCCAAAAAACAAAAACAAATTCGTCAGTGTTAATTCTCCAACGACCCAAGCCTGGTGGCCCAAAATTTTGGACACACCAGCGGACCATGTTTACGGTGTCCATTAGATTGGATTTGAAATTTATTCGTGTACTTTTTTCCATGTGTCTGAATACCTTAGTAAAAAGAAAGTGTATTTGGCTTCATCTAAGATGACAAACTCCCAGTCATCACCAATAAAATTATTTTTGGGGATGTATTCTAACCCCCATGTTTCTGCCAGCCATTCCTGAAATTTATTCATATTCTTAGGTTGATAGATGTTTTCAAAATCGTCCTGAGCGTTGCACAGTCGATGTAAATTTGGCAGTGGGTTATTCATTTCTTAACTCAATAGCTATCAGTTAGTTTCAGCCAAAAATCGTGTTGATCCAACTGAGTAGTGACTGGTTGAAACAGAGAGTGCAATCTATCAATCTCTATGTATCCATTTTGATGTTTATTATTCAACTTTTGCCTGAGCTTGTAACGGTCGCCGGACCGAAACGTATGTACCACAGTGGAATCAATCGATTTATCGAGTATACCCCAATAAATTCGATAGGTGTAATTTCGCAGAGCTTGCAATGCCCAAATTTTTATGTATTTGTCAGGCGTATCGGGGTTGATGCGAACCATTACTGTGTCATTAATGTGCATGATTATCCTTTGAGCATGGCCCAAAATGCAGCCTTTTCCAAATCCTGTTCAAACTCAGGATACACAGTGTCCAACTGTTGCTTGTCAATTGGTTTGTATCCTTTGCGGATCTTTGCGTCGATGGCTCGCTGGCAGTTACAGTCTTCAAAGATCTTGCTTTGCAAACGACTGCCGCGCCGGCCCCAGATTGTAGCGTAACGTGTGATGCCATTCCAGCGATTACGTTCCAGCACCAGCAAAACCCAAACTTTATCGCTGGTGCCTTCTTTGCACCAACCAATCCAAGCATCCAATTTCATTGTGTTTTATCCTTTGTTGAGGGCTAAAGCAGCAGCTTCTTTTAGATTCTTTTTAAAATTTGGAAAGAAAAAATGGACATTGTGTAGCTTACGAAGGTCAACAGGCATGTAGCCTTTGCTAGTTCGACGGCAAACTGCATCAATGATATCTGACTGGTCGTGGAACTTGATCTCTAGCTTTTTACTGACTTTGCCCGAGATGGTTGCGTAGCGGGTAATCATGTAGTGAGATTTCCATTGGATGGCCCCTCGTTTATTTTCTACCATAAACATCTCTTTGTTCACTGGAGACCGTTCTAGCGGTATCACACCCCAAATCCTAAAAGTGGTCTCACAATAACCGATCCAGAAAAAATTTGATTTCATCCTGTGTGCTCCTTTATTTAAGGATACACTTCGTTTACCACAATGTCAACTTTAAATGAAGTTCGAAAATTTGGATTGTTCATTTTAAAGTTCTTGATGGTTTTTCTACCCGGAGTCACAGAATCATTATTGAGCAAGGTTTTATACGCATGGCAACATTTGCACAGAGTTTGCAAATTTTCTGGTCTATTGTCATCTGGATTCCCGTTGATGTGATCCACATCCAGGAACCCATGGTACTCGATTCCTCTAATGGGAGGAAGACTTGTGTTATAAGTGCAAACAAATCCCAATCTACCATCACGATTTTCACAATAATCTTTACGGTACTTTCGTGATGGGTGACTGCTGTTTCGGTGACTAGTGACATCTCCAAACCCAGCTCTCATTGCTGTGATGTGAGCTATGCTTTTTAGACCATGCTTGGCTGCAGTGATCTGATTGTGGTGGGCGCTGCAATACTTACGCCAAGTGGTGTGCTTGGTGTTTTTGTTGGTGCTGATTTTCACCGACGGTTTATCGCAAAGAATGCATTTGGGTCTGTTGTTTTGTTTGTTTGTGTTCATTTTGTTATATGCTCGCGTCTTCTAATCCCGATACTCTCAATTTCACTATGTTACTGAGTGTCCAATTTTTGGATTCCAATGCTTTGATTATTCCCAAATATTGGTTACGAACCAGCGCAACTTCATTTACTATTTCTTCATACTCAACAACTTCTTGTTCTCCGTCGGCGTATTTTTCAGCATCACGGCTACTCAAAGCCTTGGCATACTTTTCCAAGTAGTTCTGAAAATGCTTGCGGCGAATCTTTCTCAACTGAATGTTAAGGTAGTTAAGCACAGCTTCGATCTCCTGTAACTGATTGAATCTATGCTCAGTGATTCCTGGCAGTGCTGCCAGATGTTTTTCCAGATTGCCCTTAATGGCGATCTCCAGTTTGGCTTGCGCCAATTCGGATCTGTAAAATTCCAGAAAATCTGGCAGCACCGTTATGTCCTGAATAACTTTACTGTACCACATCAGTACCTGTCGTCTTCGTAATCGTCATCTGAATCCAGGTCATCATCCAGTTCTTCCTGTTCTTCAGCTTCCAGTGCCACTGCTTCGGCTAGATAACGATCATAATCAGCTAAACTTTCCAGATCGTCGTCTGTAAATTCCAAACGGCGGCAGGCAATAATCATTTGTTCAGCCGCATCTGACCTGTCACGTGCTGGGATATAATCCAGTAAGTTTCTCCATAGTTCTGCAGCCAACTCTGCGTGATCACTCTGCATCAGCCTTGTCTCCTTCCGTTAAGCGATTTTGTCTCAACTTGTCTGGATTTTGCACCAGATCTTGGACAATGTTTTCCCAGATGTTGTTATCATTGGTTTCGTAAACCTTCCGAAACGCACGAGTTTCCTCGCCGTTGGAAAACTTGTAAAGCAAGCGATTACCGTCCTTGGTTAACAGTCCTTTTCTTTCCAGAAGATCTGTCATACCACTGTGCAAACTCATACCAGTGCTGTAGGGAATCTTGATCTGTACTGTTTCAAAAGGCTTGTTATAACGAGTCTTCATTACTTTGCAAGCTGCTCTGATGCCCAGTACGTCTGTGGTTTTAACTCCGTCCTCGTCCTCTTTGAGTTTGAGTTTGCGCATAGCCACCACAATGGAACTAGCGTAGATAAATCCCTGTCCACCGCTGATCTTGTCATCAGGGTCAAACATGTCCTGACTGGCGTAGGTGTGATTTGTGGCCAGTAGTCCCACGTTGTGGCTACCGAACATGTTAACGCAGTTACGCACCAATGCAGTAAGAGCTTTGGGTTTGCGACCCATGTCACCCTTCATTTCACCCTTATCAAACTGATCAACGTCAGTGGCAGTTAGTAACATACCCAAGCTGTCAATAACAAACAATACTCTGGGTTTGTCTTCACTGGCTGACATGCTCTTGTAGTCTTTCATAAACGTGCTAATGGTTTTAGCCACGTCGTCGATCATTGCGATGTTGAGCTTGAGCAGCTTATCCTCACCAGTATCCACACCCAATGCTTCCAGCCAGCTCTGGTCTAGTGCATTTTCGCTGTCAACCAGCACCACAAAAATGCCCTGAGCTTGTGCATTTCGAATCACATTACCAGAACAAATATAACTCTTGCCAGCGCCTGATTCTCCCGCAAATACTGTGACTTTACCCAACGGTATGCCACGATTAAAATCTCCACTGATCAAATAATTAAGTGCCCAGTTTCCAGTGCTGATCCAGTCAGTGGGGTCATTAAATCCAATACCAAGACCATCAATGCTCTTGGTTAGTTCTTTTCTAAAACGTGATAAATCAAACGGACGTGTTGCCATATATTATCTCACCTGTATATATATAGATAAAA